GAACTTTGCAACATAGCATACTAATGATTCGGACATGAAATAAACAGACAAACTAACCACATTCGGTTCAATCTGTTTTGTGATTTCAAATGAATTATAATTAGATATGTAAAAAGCGACGCTGGAGCTTGAAATAAGTAACGGTTTATCGGTGTATTCTCCGTTAAACCGTCCTGTTTTCGTTAAACGAAAACACAACTTGCTGTCCGCAGGAGCGGACCATGTTTCTCCAATAATTATTGTGTATCAGACCATTGTGTGGCTATTTTCCTGTGGTTTGTGGGGCTTTTCCATCAGATATTTGCCGGCTGTTCTCCCCATTAAAGGATAGATATATCTCCATGACCATGTGACTTACGCCCATAATTCGGGGATAAGGAGGCGAATATACGGAAAATCTGCCCTTTACATGCCCTATTGTCCATTAATGGATTGCTACTTCTACACTTCTGCAAATGGAGAATAACAGGTAGCCGTATACGCCTTATTGTTTTTCTTCATCGTCTCCATTAACGGATTGCTACTTCTACACTTCTGCAAATGGAGAATAACAGGTAGCCGTATACGCCTTATTGTTTTTTCATCGTCTCCATTAATGGATTGAAACTTCTACACATCTGTAAATGGAGAATAACAGGTAGCCGTATACGCCTTATTGTTTTTCTTCATCGTCTCCATTAATGGATTGATATTTATACACTTCTGCAAATGGAGATTTTGAGATATCTATATCCGGAAGGATGCGTGCTCCCTTCGCTCCCGGCTATCCCTATTTTGATATCCGGCTATATCGCAATTCTGTGATAGCATTATCCGGATAGCGTATCATACGGCTATATACAAATATGGCTACACTATAATTCATGGTTGTGATGGAGATGGCTTTTCCTATCCGGTAACAGACCATGATGCCACGAGGAAAAAAGCGACAGCCGCAGAGAAAAAACGGATGGCAGGAACCATTATGAAATCTGGTAAATAGAAAATCCGGTACATGCGAATTCAGGCGATCATCCTGGATGGTAACCTGTCAAAGAGGCTTTTGAGACATTTGAAATACCGATAATAAAAAAAACGAGATCAGGTATTTTGGCGGATGGCGGCAGGATTGCCGCCTCCGGCCCTTCCGAGTTTGTACGCGTCCTGCGTGAGGGCAGCTGGTTTGACAGCGGGTGCACCGACGGGGAGTACATGGTGAATTTCTCCGGGCGGTACAGGGAACTGCACGGGGTGACGGTGAGGACCGACACGCCGGAGCATTTCATGGACGACCTGAAAAAGTACGGTTACATCAAGGGCTGAACAGTCCGTTCCTTTATTATTACACTCCCTGCCGGTTTGGGGTCGCTTCACTTCCGGTGGGGATTTTTCTTTTTCCATCGCCGTGACGCACCCGTCCTTCAGGTTTTCCAAAGGGGGTCGTGAAAACCGACCGGCTACGGAGTATTTTTCCTTCCCATATGACAAAAACCGACTATCCATGACTATTCCTGCCAGTGTACCGGTCGCACTTGCCTCTCATGGTTTCTTCCCTTATATTCGCACTGACATTTAAACAAGTTGAAAAATATGGAAATATGCTACATCGAGGCCGGTGTCCTTGAGAGGATGCTGGCACGCGCCGAGAACCTGTCCGCACATGTGGACAGACTGTATGAGAGAAACCGCTGTAAGGAACCCGGAGAGTGACTGGACGGCCAGGATGTCTGCCTGCGCCTTGACATCTCGCCACGTACCCTGCAGACACTCCGCGATACCGGACGGCTGGCGTTCACCCGCCTCCAGCGCAAGTTCTATTACAAGCCAGAGGATGTGGAGAAGCTGATGGCCTACGTCGGCATCAGACGCAAGGAGAAGGCAATGAGAGAAGGAAGGAAGAACGGAAACCTTTAAAGAGCGGAAGAGATGGAAGGCATTATCGACAAGGAGAACGAACGTGTCCGCAGGTTCTTTGCCCTGCTGGACAACATGGAGAAAAAAGTGGAGCATCTTGCCCGTGACAACCGTCCTCCCTTCAACGGGGAACGGTTCCTGACTGACAGAGAGCTTTCCGGAACGTTGAGGATCAGCCGCAGGTGCCTGCAGGATTACAGGGACCAAGGGCGGATTCCCTATATCCAGCTTGGCGGGAAGATCCTGTACAGGCAGTCGGACATCGAGAAGCTGTTGGAGGAGAACTATCACGCAGCATTGGTATAATATCGTATTCAAGTTTAAGGATTGCCGCCGGAATCGTAAATACAATTCCGGCGGCATTTTTTTATTTAGCCTGCGGCTTCCTTGCCGGCCGCAGGCTTTCTTCTTTCCATCAGCCGGTCCATGTCCGAGGATATCTTCCGGTCGGTGACCTGGGCGTAGACCTGCGTGCTGTCGATATTCGTATGGCCCATTATCCTGGCGATGCTCTCTATCGGAATGCCCGCGGTCAGTGTCAGGGTCCCGAACGAATGCCGGGCCATGTGGTAGGACAGGTTCTCTTTCATGCCTAATGCCACGCCCATTCCATGTACCTCGTACCAGAGGACATCGCGGACCGGCAGCGGGAATACCGGCCTGTCGTCATCCGTGGTGTTGTAAAGATCCAGTATCTGTCCGGCTATGGGATGCAGCGGGATGAACGCCTCCACGTCCGTTTTGGCGCGGCGGATGCGGATATACCTTCTTCCTTCCGAGGTCGTTCCGATGTGACGGGGATGGAGAGCCCTCGTATCCGCGTAAGCCAGACCGGTCAGCGAGGAGAAGATGAACGTCCTGCGCGCCAGCTCCATCATCGGGTCGGGCAGCGGGGTTTCCATCATCCGCTTCAGTTCACTGCGGCTGATATGCCTTAGTTTAGGTGCTTCTTTCCTCTCGTATGCCACGTCCTCTATCGGGTTGGCACGCAATACTTCCCGGTCCACGGCGATGTAGATGAGCCGGTTGAGCCAGCACAGGCAGTGGTTCACGTGTCCGTTCCTGTGTCCCAGCTCCTTCTTGAGAAAGACCTTGAACGATTCGGCGAACTCTTCGGTGATGTCCGAAAAGGCGATGTCCTTCATCCCACGGGATTCGATGAACTGCCTGAGGTTAAGCTGCGTGGTCTTCGACTGGCGGTAGGTGGAGGTGGAATTGATCTCCTTGGAGCGGACCCTAAGCCGTTCGCGTTCCACCTCTCCGGCCTGCAGGAGGTATTCCGGCACGGAATTGGCACCGGATACGGTGGTCTTGAGCAGCTCGGCCGTGACCACTCCCTGGTTCCTCAGCAGGTTCCCGTACGCCTCTTCCAGCCGGCTTCGGAAGGCGGCAAGGCGGTTGTTCTCCCTGGCTGTTTTGATTTCACACTTCTTGCTGTCCCAGTCTCCGGGTTTGCAATAGATGCCTGTCGTGACAGCCGATTTCTTTCCGTCGATGCTGATCCGGCAGAGGACGGCGGTCGTGCCGTCCGATTTTACCTTGTTACGGTTGATGTAGAATAAAAGCTTGAATGTACTGCGCATGATAATAATTGTTTAAGGATTAAAGAATAAGTTTCAAATCGCGGGTTGCCTCGACGAACCTGTCCATGTCCTCGAACAGTCGCTTCGGGGTTACACGCGCGTATATCTGGGTGGTCTTTATGTTGGAGTGTCCCAGCATCTTGCTGATGGTCTCGATCGGCACCCCTTCCTCGAGCGTGACCAATGAGGCGAAAGAATGCCTTCCCATGTGGTAGACAAGGTCCTGGCTCAGCCCCGCCATCAGGCGCAGGGATTTCATGTTTGCCCTGAGCGTGTGGTAGTCCTGCGGCGGGAAGAGGGTAGTGCGGGTATCGTCACGGTACTTCTCGATCAACGCGAGTGCTTCCGGCAGCAGCTTGACGAGTCCGAGGTAGTCAGTCTTCTTTCGCCGGTATTTCAGCCAGAGGCTGCCCTCGTCATCCCGGAAGAGGTTCTCCCGGGTGATGCTTACCGCATCAGCATAGGCGGTGCCGGTGTAACAGGCGAAAAGGAAGAGGTCCCGGGTGATGACATGTGACCTGCGTTTTTCCGGTATCTCCAGATCACGCAGCTTCTCGAAATTCTCACGGCTGAGTGCTTTCGGTGTTGTCTCCTTCTGCTTGGGCAGCTTGAAGTGGCAGAAATGGTATTTCTCCGAGTGCCCCTCCTTGTAGGCGATGCGGCAGATCTTTTTCAGGATGGACAGGTAATGGCGCACCGTCTCCATCGCCAGTCTCTTCTTTTCCAGGCAGAAATCCTGATAGTCACGGATGAACTGCTCGTTGAGCTGTCCGAAGGCGAGGTCCGAGACCTTGAATTCCGTTTTGATGAATTCGGCAAGAGTGCGCCGGGTGTACACGTAGGTCGACATTGTCGTCGGCGCACGGTCCACGCCGACACGGGTCTTCATCTCCTCGTTGTGCCGGTCGAGAAGTTTGAGCAGGGTCATCTGCATGCCCGCGTTACCCTGGAACATGTCCCTGACCGCGGCGGCATCGAAATCCTTTTTCCTTTCCATGAGGGAATTGAAGGCCGAGTGTACGGCAAGCAGCAGCCTCTCTATCTTTTCATTGGTCTCCACCGCTTCCCGGCTCTTGCCATTCAATCGGCTCTCACGCGCGTTCCATAGCCCGGGGGTACAGGAGAGCTTGCAGCTGAACTGCACCATCGTGCGGTTGAGGGTGATCCGTCCCATGATCGGGGCCTTGCCGGTCTTGTCCGGCTCGCTCTTTTTCAGGTAGAGCAGCACCTTGAATTTTTCCACTTTCATAACGCTCTTTTTTAGGTTGTAAAAATACTCCTTTGAAAAGCGTCCTTTGGCATGCAAAACATTGATAAACAGTGAATACAAATCCGCTTTGTTCCTATCGGTAAAAATTCGGTTACCTGCCGTTGTTTCCGAAACAGGCGGCTAACAGTCTGGTAACTGAAACGTCGCAATATTTTGTTTTCTTTTGCAGGTATGTCTGTTCTGCAATTCTTGCAAAATGCTTAATTATAAACGTTTTACGTTTAATTCTCGTCATTCTGTTTTTTATTGCATTTCTAAATATTACTTACACTGCCCGCCACTCGTACGCCACATCTGTCTGTTTGGCCAATGGGGTAAGCATTGAGAATGTAGCCAAAATGCTCGGTCACTCCAATATCAAGATGACGCAGCACTATGCAAGGGTACTCGACAGTTCCATTCTGAAAGATATGAATAATGTAAGGGATGTACTTTCAAATTGTCTGTAGCTTATGAAAAGAGAAATTATCCATATGGAGGACGGCAGGATTGTTATTCCTGCTGTTCATCCTGATAAGATTCGTATGGACGAAGCCGAACTTGTCGGCTTGTTCAATGTAGTTGCACCGACTTTAAGGGCTGCGAAAAGAAGAATATATAAACTTGGGATATTGCAACCATTCACCGCAGAACAACGTATTCCGTTAAAAGAGGGGTATCAGGTAGTCTATAACCTGGAAATGATATTTGCGCTTGCCTTTCAGATTAATACTTATCCGGCCCAACAATTACGTAAGTATATAATAAGCAGACTGTTCCAATCTGAAAAGTCAATGATTATCTGCATAATGAATGGTAATCATAAATCATATCTAAAATGCTGATAAATATTGATTTCAGTGTTTCATGCGGATAATAAGACGCAAATTTTGCAGTTAATTATCCGCGAAACTCTCTTAAATTAGTATTATATAAAGTTTATCGTGATAAATCATTACCTTTGGAAGTAAATATTAAAAATATGATTGAACCTTTCAAAGATTATGGAGATTTTGTAAACCATAAAAACGAACGAATTATCTGTTTCAATGTAAGCAGAACATATTTGGGTTGTGAACGTCCGAATTTATATGAATGTACCCGCAAATATTGGAGATTAAATGGTCAACGAGCCAAGAAAGCAGATTTAGTTTTTGCAATTTGTTGTGGTTATATTGTTGGAATCTTCAAGCCGCATCACTGGTTTCCTACCCAATGTGAGAAATACAAAGGACGATGGGAGTTTGAAGGAGAACAAATATTTGATTCTCCTTACCAGAATCAAGATATATCAAAAATCGTACGTAACAGACAAAATCCTGTGATGTATATAAACATGTAGTTATATGACAGCAAATTCTGATTTAATAATATATCAAGAAAACGAACTTTACGGCCTGAAAGATTGTAATGACAATGTCATTATTTCTCCTCAATATAAGGAAATGTATCCATTCAGTTGTGGTTTAGCTCTCGTCAAAAACAATAAGTCCCAACTTGGTTACATAAATAAAGAAAATAAACTCATAGTACCGTTTGATTTATATTCTTGGTGTGACCCACAATTCGTTTGTGGATATGCTCGGGTTGTACGCTATAATACAATAAGCGGGAAAGACGAATGGGGAATTATAGATACAGATGGTAATGTCATTGTACCTATAAAATATGATAAGATATGGTCTCTTAATGAAAGTTATCTACATTCGGTTAAAGCTTTCATTGAAAATAAAGAGGTTCTTATAAATCTTTGTATATTTCCTAAACGTGTTGTTTTTAGCGGTTTAAAGTATATAGCAACATATACGATAGAAAATTTCAAAGCTATTTTTAATTGTACACGTATAGATGTAAAGGTAAATCCAAAGACAGAAGAACTATTTTTCTCTTACGGGTGCCACACTGGGTATGTTGCATTAAAATGGAAGCCAATCGCGCCAGTTATATCAGTAGTTATTAATAGTGCCGGTTCTCTCTTTTTGCTTCTACATGAAAAAAAAGATACGGGAAAAACAAACTTTGAAAAAAGTATTTATAAAAGACACAGGGAAAAATCATCTAAACAACTTTCTAATACAACTTCTTGGGAGTATGAAAAAGAAAATACAATAGATTCAGACAGTTGGAGTGACCCATACGGAGACGAACGGGCATATTATGATGGTTGGTCTAGAGAAGATGTCGAGTCTGGATTAGCTGATGCATACGAATAATTCATTTCTGAAAAAATAAATCAAAAGAAACTTTAATCTATAAATTATTTAAGGTTTACAAAGTAAAATCACAAGAGTTAGTCAAGCATATCTAAAATGCTGATAAATATTGATTTCACTATTTCATGCGGATAATAAGCCGCAAAATTTGCGGTTAATTATCCGCAAAACCGTATATTTGCAGAAAACAGTGATGCCTATGTATATACATGAACATAAAGAATGGCCTTCTTTTTCGTGGAACAAGGAACTTGTCAGTGAGAAGCTGAACAAGGTAAACAAAGCTGTCGGTTATCTGATGGGACGCCTTAGTGTAATCGGTTTTAACGACAAGATGTCTGCCGTAGTTGAATCCATATCTCATGACATCATTGCATCATCAGAAATTGAAGGAGTGGAATTGAACAATGAGCAGGTACGTTCATCTGTAGCCCGCAAACTTGGAGTACAACTACCGAATCCGACCGAATCCTCACGATATATAGACGGAGTAGTGGAAATGGCACTTGATGCAACTGTCAATTTCAACAGTCCGCTTACCCATGAAAGACTCTTTGGCTGGCACAACTGCCTGTTTCCTACCGGATGGAGCGGTCCAACGAAAATAGATGTAGCCCGATACCGCAGTGGAGAGATGAAAGTTATTTCTGGAATGTTCGGTCGGGAAAAGGTACATTATGTAGCGCCTGCTCCTGAAAGAATAGACAAAGAAATGAATCGGTTTCTGGACTGGTTCAATTCAGATGTACATAACGGCTATGTCAAATCGGCGATAGCCCATTTGTGGCTTGTCTGTATCCATCCTTTCGATGACGGAAACGGACGAATCGGACGAGCCATTGCTGATATGGCACTTTCACAGGCTGAAGACTCAAAGATGCGTTTCTTCAGTATCTCCCATCAGATAAATAAGGATAAAAAACAGTATTACGACATATTGGAGAAAACGCAGAAGGGAGATTGTGAAATTACTGAATGGATTATCTGGTATCTTGACTGCCTGCTCCGTTCCGTCGAGCAATCCGACGAAACATTGTCGAATGTTCTTAACAAGGCCATATTCTGGCAAACCCATGCCGAAACAGCCCTGTCCGAACGACAACGTGAAGTCTTGAATTTATATTTGGACGGTTATCCCGGCAAACTGACGGCTAAAAACTGGGCAAAACGTGTAAAGGTATCACCGGATACAGCAGCACGCGATATAAAAGATCTGGTAGAAAAGGGTATTCTGATACCCCAGCAGGGGCGGGTTCGTGACGTATTCTACGGAATCCGGTGTAGTGAGTCTATCCTTGTCATCCCCATGCCTGAAGATTTATAACCCGAACTAAAGAATATTAATACTATTTTTAAGTGTCATCATTCCTTTTTAAATCTCTAACCCATTAACAAGACGATTATAAAAACACGAAATTTATTTCTCTAAACTTGAAAGGATTCATATATTTGCCACCTAACAGACAAATACAAGCAACGCCACAAAACTTAAAAGAATTTATAAATCTTAACTCTAACAAAAACCGACATCCATGAAGCATATTAATCTCCAATCCGTCATTGAAGCTTATAGAAATCTAGAATCTTCATTGTTCCAGAAATTAATGAATAGCTACGGAATCATTGTAGGAGGATTAAATGGCATTAAAGATTATGAACTTGATGGCATAGAAGGACTGATAAACAATATATTTAAACATACAGCCGACATTACGGTCACCAGCAATTACTATCTAGGCTACTCAATTCCTCAGATAGGAAAAGAATTCGACTTACTCCGTTTTGGCACCAACTACCTAGTCAACATTGAAATAAAAACAAAAAGTTCACCAGAAAAGATACTAAAGCAACAAGTAAAAAATAAATATTATCTCAGTTTCCTAGAAAACAATACTCTGTTAATTCTTATGTAATCGATTGAAAATGAGAGAGTTAATTAACGTAATATAACTAATAAAATTTGGTTAAGTGGCTGATTATCA